CACTTTACACGATGCGTTTGATTTTATTTTGAAATTGGTTTAATATATTGTAAATTCGTAATGACAAATAATATGGATATCATTTACATCATTTTAGTTACGCCATTGGCGATTATTGTTTCCTTCCTTGGTTGGAAGTTGAAACAGTACAAAAATGACATTAACAAATTACCAGAGGCCAAGCCATTTGAGTACGAACGCGATGAGTACATCCCACACTTTGATGAGTACACACAAACATTGTATCAGTTTAAGACAGGCAAAAAATGAACGACTCATTATTAATTTGGACACCAGAACTAAACAAGTTGCGTGAGGTTATTGAAACCAACAAGCATTTCAAACACATTAAGATTATTGAGATGCACTATGAATCGGAGTTAATGGATTTGTGGCGTATCACATTTAACCAGGAATTGACATTGTGGGATGGTTATGAATTAGGAAAAGAATGTAAAATTATATGACAACACACGAAGCATTAACACAAGTATTCAGCAAATCAAACAAAGAATTATCAGAGGTATTGCAAACCAATTACAACACCGTTACAACATGGAAATTTCAGTTCAAGCGGAACGGGCTATCCATGGAAAAACAATTTGAGATTTTAGAGCAATTAAACTACACATTAAAAAACAAAATAATATGGAACAAACAAAAAGAAGTGCGGTAACCAATGTAACCGCCAATGGATCATTCGATGGCCAGTATGGCACATTGTACAAATTTGAAGTCACCTTTGCCAATGGCGATAGTGGTGAGTATGCGAGTAAGTCAAAAGACCAAACCAAGTTTAGTGTTGGGGTTGAAACGGATTACACCATTACGGACAGAACATTCAAGGACCGCATTTATTACAAGATTGCACCCGTAATGGCACAACCAGGGGCAACACAAGGATTCACACCAAAGGCCAAAGACCCCGAAACGGGCAAACACATCATGCGTATGAGCGTGTTAAAGGTAGCGGGTGACCTTGTTATTAATGGTGACATTAAACTGCATGAGATACTCTCCTATGCCCAAATTTTCGAGAATTTCGTGAACAATGGTGTTGACACTTTGCAGAACGCGAAGCCAACCAATTACGATGCCAATGACTTGCCCTTCTAAAATATAAAGATATGACAACAATTAACAAATTAGCGGAAACAATGATAAGCGTTGAAGGGGGTAATTATTGCCCCCTACAATTCCACATTGAATTAAAGGAAATGGCGGATGCCATCAAGGAGTTTCAAGACCAGGTAAAGCCATTGGCATTAACCGAGGCGGTGAAATGGCATGGTCAAGTTTATTTAGGTTATGAGATAACAAAAAAAGCGGGTGGGGGTCGTTACAATTATGACCATATCCCCGAGATAATTGAATTGAAGAACCAGGTGAAGGAGTTGGAAAAACAAGCCCAATATGCGTATAAAACAACCAACCAAGGTTTGTTGATTAGTGCAGATGGGGAATTAATAACACCCGCCCAGTATATTCAGAATGAGGACACAATCCAAATAAAACTAAGCAAATGAGAATGTTTATTTTATCCCTTGTTTGTATTGTATTGAGTGGGTTAGGTTACGGGTGGTTAATTGTGCATCACCCGTATGTGGCCCAGTGCATCGGAATATCGATGGTGGGGTTGGGTGGTGTCATTTGGATTGTTGTGATGGTTAACGCAATAAAAAGGGGGCAATGAAGCCCCCCATCCTATGATATGACAAATAACAAACGGATTGTGCAAATATAGGATTTTTAATTTATATTTGTAGGGTATTACAGTTATGTCGCAGATAACTTGGAAAAATCTTTACAACCTCATTCTTTGTTTGGCACTGCGACCGCCATTCGAAGTCTGAGGTTTTATTTTTTTATGAAATACACAACCCAAACCAGAGTAGAAAAGAATTATTGCATTATTGAAGTTTACAGAGACCACGAATGGTGGCTTACTTACGATTTTCATTTAGACAAATTGTATTACGACAACCAAGGTAGAAACATTTATTCAGACCTTGAATGCAAACATTGGGGAACGCCCGAGAACATTCAAGAAATTGACAATTCAATTTTGAAAAACTTATTATCGAGGAACCATGTCTAAAGATCCCGCATTCCTTTTTTATTCAAGTGATTTTTTAACGGGTACGATGTTTATGGACAACGACCAGGTTGGAAAGTTTATTCGATTGATGTGCGCCCAACATCAAAAAGGTAGGTTAACCAAAAAAGATATGTTAAAGATATGTGTCACACATGACGAAGATATATTTTCAAAATTCGCCGTGGACGAGGCGGGTTTGTATTATAACGAAAGGTTGGAAGAAGAAGTAACCAAGCGAAAGGCGTATTCTGAATCAAGAAGAAACAATCGTAAAAAGAAAGAAGATATGATTGACACATCTTTATCATATGTTTTACATATGGAAAATGAAAATGAAAATGAAGTTAAAGATGAAGTATTAGATAAACCAGTTGATAAACCAAAAACAACAAAGGTATTCACCAAGCCAACCATTGATGAGATTGCGGTTTATATGGATGAGCAAGGAATGAATAATGTCGCAGAGCGTTTTTATCACCACTACGAAGCGAAGGGGTGGAAAATTGGAAAAGAACAAATGAAAAATTGGAAATCATGTGTTATCACTTGGAAGGATGGAAACTTAAAAACGGCCACCGCGACACAACCAACACAAAAAAGATTTAACATTGCGGACTATGAATGACAATATCGAGGATTACATCTTGGGGCAATTATTGTATTACCCACAAGCCCAGGCACTTTTGCCACGCATCAAGCCCAATTGGTTTGATGGGATTTTACACAAACACATCGTGGAACAAATGATTGAAAAGTATTTTAACAACGATCCAATCGATTACATGAGTTTGTCCAAAGGTTTAACACGGGAACAAATAGCGTGGATGGTTCGCATTGGAAACGATGTTTATCACGCATTCAATGTGCCATCGTATTTACCCAAGTTGGAACAAAAGTTTTTGAAAAAACAATTCATCGAGGAAATTGAAAAGTTGGATTTTGCAACCGATTTGCCAAACTTGATTACACAGACCCAGAATGTAATTGACAACACACAGTTCACAACCATACACGACCCCGAATCCATCCACAAGGTGAGTGCTAAGGCATTGGATAACATAACCGAAGCCATTGCCCGTGGTGTAAGCATAACGGGTAAACCAACGGGGTGGAAATCATTGGATCGGATATTGGGGGGATGGAACGCGGGTGATTTAATCGTAATGGCTGCAAGACCAGGAATGGGGAAAACGGCATTGGCTTTATCACTTATTTATGAATTTGGTAAGTTGGGTGGCAAAGGTTTGATTATCAGTTTGGAAATGAGTTCAGAACAATTGGCAAAAAGATACTTTTCATTATTGACCGACATTGTGAATTGGAAGATACGCAATGCCACATTGCGGGAATATGAAATTACCCAATTGTGCGAATCGGTTACCAAAAGCGATGTGGAGTTTTTTGTGGATGAGGAACCAAACGCATCAATCCAACAAATCAAATCAAAGGCAAAAATCCACAAAGCCAAACACGGGTTGGATTTATTGGTCATCGATTACATTCAGTTGATGAAGGGATCAAAGCAAAACCGCGAACAAGAAATTGCTGAGATATCGCGTGGATTAAAATTGTTGGCAAAGGAATTACAAATCACGGTTATCGTATTAGCCCAGTTATCACGGAAGCCAGAAGATAGGGCGGACAAACGCCCGATGTTAAGTGACATTCGTGAATCGGGTGCCATTGAGCAAGATGCGGATGTGGTTATGTTCCCATTCAGACCCGCAAAATACGAATCGATGCAACCCGAGATTGAGGATGCAGAATTGATTATTGCTAAGAACCGACACGGGGAATGCAGTATCATCCCAACCACATACATCGGTAACCGCACTTTGTACAAAGAAAATATCGAACCAAAAATTTCATCACCTTTTGAATTTTGAAATTAAAATAGTATTATTGTATCGACAAATATGAAAATGGATATAAAACAAACGGTTATTGACTTGCTAAGCCAATACACCGACTTCAAAGACAACGACCAACAATTGGTTGCATGGTATTGGAAACTTGAAATGGAGGCGATGGGTTACCCATCATCCAACACCCCAACTGCTCACTTCTTAAAATTAATGGCATTCGGAAGGTTAACATCCTCCGACACCATTACACGGGTTCGCAGATTGGTGCAAGAAGAAACCCCCGAATTGCGTGGTAAGAAGTACGATGAACGCCAGGCGAAACAATCACAAGTAAAAAAGGATTTAGGATATTGATATGACAAACAATAAACAACAGACGGCGGTTGAACAATTTCTAAATGCTATTAAAGACCAAATTCTACTGAGTAAAGAACATCTTGAAATGATAGAATCTTATGCAGACCAATGCAAAGAAATTGAGAAGGAAAAATTGGAAGATGCTTGGGTTGAAGGGTTTAAAAATTGGAATCCAAGTAAAACTTTTGAAGATTATTACAACAAAACATACGGAGGAGGTGAGCAATGAGTAAGTATCAACAACAAATTATTGAAGCCATAAAAAATGGAGCAAAACTTCAATGTACTGAAGGCACAAATTGGCGTGCTTGGCTAAAATACCCACACGGAGAAATTAAATATGTTCGTAGAGATTCTGCTAATAAAGTATGTCAGCAATATTCAGATATATTAATAT